GCTGGTGACGCCGCCGACGCGGGCGACGAATAGGTTTTGATTTCGTTTCGAGTTGGGTCCGACTTCTGAAAGCCGACCGACACCTTCACGCGCTTGGCGACGAGCTGATCGGTGTCGCCGATGTTGCCCAAACCAAGCGCCACACCGATTTCGTTGAGCTTGCGCTGTGCGATCTCAACGGCACCGGCGCTCGGATGCCACAGATTCAAGTTGTCCCAGACAGACCCCCTGCCCTCAATCTTCACCTGGACTGAGAGATAGTTGTGACCAGCGCCAGAAACGCGCACGTCCGCAGCCACGATCTCGCCGTCGTAATTGCCTGCCGGTATCGGGCCGAACGAGCTGTCGCCAACCGCGCTCGCGTCTACGTCAAAGTTAAGTTCAACCATCTGTCTTCTCCTGTTGTGCTGTAATTGCGGAAATCAGTGCGTTCCATTCGAGCGGCAGCTCGTCGGGCATCTGGTATCTAGTTTTCGCTACAAAATTGGGGCGCGAGGCCACGCGCAAAACGCGCTCGCCACTGCCAACGGCCTTGATCTTTTTTGTGCCGAAGCTGCTGGTGGTTTCCTTGGTCGTCGTGCGCGCCTGCGCAAACCCGACTACATCAGCAAACTCGGTGTAGAGGTCGCTCGCACGCCGATGCAGCTTGATCTCGAAGCGATCAAACGCTTCGGTCGTCGGATCCTCAAACCGCTTGACCTGACTGTGCGCTAACAACACGCACGCCATGCCGCGCTCGCGCTTGAGCTGCGAGAGTTTGCCGAGCATCGCGCGGTGGTGGGTCAGACTTTCGACATATCCCTTGCCGTAACCCAATGCCTCTACGCTTGGGATTTTGTGGTCATCGCAAACCTGTTGCCAGGTCAGCGCCTCAAACCAGTCGAGACTGTCGATCGTGACCGTGGTGTAGTCGTGCTTTTCCGTCAGCAGCTCATCAAGCGCTTTCATTACGTCAGCGACAGACTGCGCCAGCGGGAACCGATCGACGCCGACGACATCCGCGCCCTCTTCGGTCGGCACGAAGATGCAGCCCTTGCCTGCGCCTGCCGCGAGCGTCGTCTTACCCACGCCCGGCGGTCCATAAATTAGCAGTCTTGGCGGTGCCATCGCGGCACCTGTGATCACGTTACTTAGAGGCATCTTCTCTCTCCTTCGCTCTCTTCAACAAATTGTGGAATGTTTCTTCGCGCAGCATGTAGAGGCGCGGTGATCGGTCGGCGCGCACGACGACAACGTCGGCGTCATCCTGATCAAATGCGTCGTAGAGCAACTTAAATCCGCCCTTCCGGCGTTTCATTTCGCAGCGCAGACCCTCGATCACGACATCGCCGGCAAAGTCCTCGCCAAGCTGTTCTTTGAATGCGCCCGAAGCGAACACGCGCTTGGCCTCAAGCCCGGCAGCTTCAGCGGCCAACACCGCTTCGCGCTCTAGCTCGTAACCGCGCTGCTTGTTGCGCGCACTCATCGCGCGCGCTCCCAAGCATTCTGAAAATCATCTGGTGTGACTCGTCCGCGCGTGATCTTCTTGATCAGCAGCGCAGAGGCAGGTGCCGGGCGCGTCTTGCCGGACAGCCAGTAGCTGACGGTCGGACGGGTGACGCCGAGCAAATCAGCCAGCGCCTGATGTGTTAGATTCTCTTCGACTATGTAGTCCGACAGCAGCAATCTCATCTCCTGTCTATGTCGTAAGTTTTATCTACTATATAAACAAGGTACTAAATCTGGACATAACGTGCAGAAACGTGTCAGTCTGCACACATGCAGAGAAAGAATCAGATCCGGCGCCTTGCCGCCGAGAACAACATCACGATCGCAAAGCTCGCGGTTGAGGTTGGCGTGCAGCCGCATACGCTGCGCAGATACACACGGCACGAGGCTGAGCCAAAGCTCGAACTAGCTGAGAAGCTCGCGCAGTTTTTTGACGTGTCTGTCGCTAATGTTCTCGGCACGGAGATTGCCCAGCAAAAGTCTGGCAACGCCGTGATTGGCATTACAGAGGACGAGCTGCTCTACATGCCGCCAGAGTTGCTGGCAGACCTGCAGGCATATCTACGGACGGCTCGATCATCTGACTGATTGCCGCGTAATGTACAGGACGTACATTTTTTTGTTGACTTAGATATCTTTTAGGAACGATATTTTCTCTCCACCTACTAATGGAGAGAGCAATGTCGTTTAGACTTTTATGGGAAGGGGCCGCGATCGCCGCCCTCATGGCGACAATCTTTGTCGCCCTGCACTTTGCCTGCATCATTAATGATACTTGTGCCGCAGCCGAGGGCTTACTGCGATGAGCGATGCGCGCCTACTGACCATCCGCCAGGTCAGCGAATATCTATTCGGCGACTACAGCCCGTCTTTACGCAATCGCGTCTACCACATCATCGAGGCCAATGACCTGACGCGCATCAAAGACGGCAAGCAATGGTACATCGCGAAAGACGTGCTGGATCGTCTGATCGGCGTGGAAGAATGACCATCTGCAAGCTCTGCGACGGCAACAACTACGTGAAATATGAAGATGGCAGCTACATGACCTGCAGCGCTTGCACAGGCGGTGAGGATCTTATGGAGCGTGAGGAGATTCTGATCGAGGCCCGTGCTTTGATCACCGGCGATCGTGATGCCCAGTACGGCAACGCCGCCGACAATTTCAACCGCATCGCGCAGGGCTGGAGCGCTTTGCTCGGCGTCGAAATCTCAGCGCATCAGGTTGCTCTATTGATGATGTGGCTCAAGATGTCGCGCATCGCCCACAAGCCCGGACGCGACAGCTTCGTCGATATCGCTGGCTACGCAGCTCTCGGTTGGGAGTGCAGTGATGCTTAAATGGTTGAAGAATTTATTTCGCCGGCAGGAACCTGACCTGGCTACCAAGCTCGTGGCGCTGCACATCAGAGACGCCAGCATGAAAGGGCGCTACCGATGACGCGCTACATCACAATCGCGCACCAGCAACCATCTCGAAACCTGTTTGATCGATGGATTCTCACACCGCAGGCGCAGGAGTCAGCGGAAAAGCTCCGCATGACAACCCGCCGATTTCTGCAAATGCATGTGGACATGGCAGACAATGATGAGGTCTGGCTGTTTCACCGTCGTGTGACCGATAATGCCTACGACCTAGTTGTTGCGCCGAAGCGGCGCGCTTATCTGTACTGATCGTGCTTGCGCAGCACTGCCTCTAAGTCAGCAGCAAACGCAGCCGCCTTGTCGCCAGTAAAGTCAGCTATAAGGTCAAATGACCAGCTTAGTGATTCCCCATCGTCAAGCAGGACGACGTCCCACCCCTCTTCTCCCTCGTCGTGTACTCTAATTTCCATAAAAAAACCTCTCTCGTTAGGCACATATTTTTGCGCAAACGAAAGAGGCTGTGTAGTTGGTAAATTTTACCAACAAATTTCAATTTTGCATTTTTGCCGTGTCAGTCTTGAGGTAAATCTTTAACACTTCCCCTACTTAATCGGCGTAGTTTTGAAAACGTCATGCAAGATAATTGATTGCCCAAAACGCAGAAACTCACTGCCACTCACCAGATCATACACTTGATCAGCCATTAGCTTTTGCGACGACAAACTAGGCACCAATTCGCTATCAACGAACCCGCCTTCTTGCGCGGCGTGAATGATCTTGGAGACAGTCTGCCGCGTTAGTCCGGTATTTTTCGCTATCGAATTGATTGAGGGCTGCAACTCCTCAAGCACAGCGAAGACGAGATCCAGAGCAACCACGATGCGGTTCGATGACCCGTACCAAAATCGTAGCTCATCGCTGTCTGTTCTTTTTTTGTTGGTCTCAAAATCACGACGAAACTGCATGATATGATTGTGTGCGCGCAGCCAGTTGTGAATCAGGGACTGCTTATTGGTCGCACGCGCGACCCGTCGATTTTCATTATGACTGTCCGATACAAAAAACGGACCTTCGGTTATTAGCTCGACCGTCTGACGCTCGCGTTCTTTTTCAAACTTTAAAATCTTCTCTCTACTCATTTCTCTATCCCCCGAATGCGGTTGTGAGTTTAGCGCTGATATTTCCGGCGCGTCTAGCCTCGGGCAACCAATGCCCGTACTGCGACAGTGTGAATGAAATGTTGCTGTGGCCCATGAGCTGCGTCACGACGGCATCGCCCAGCTCGGCGTCGAACAGCAGCACGCTGGCAAAGAAATGCCGCAGGTCGTGCCACCGGATGACCTCGACGCCTGCCGCTTGGCACGCTGGCGTCAAACCTCTGACGCGCAAATTGTTCACGTCATTGATGCCGCCGGCTGATGTCGGAAACACGAGGTTCTTAGACCGCTGCTCAATCGGCTGCGCCAGTTTCCACGCGCGTAGGTCCGACAGCAGCGTGTCCGCGATCTCAACCGTGCGGTGTCCACCTTCCGTTTTTGGCTCGCCAATTGAACGATCCGCTTTGACCGCCTTATTGACGCGCACCAGTCCGGCATCGAAGTCGATATCGTTCCAAGTAAGAGCGAGCTGCTCGCCGGCGCGCAACCCGGTGTAGGCCGCAAACGTGATTGCCAAGCGATAGCGCGGCGCTGCGTGCGCAATGATAGTAGCTACCGCTTCCTTGCTAATGCGATCGACCGCGCGCGCAACTAATTTGGGTCTCTTCGGCAACCGCACCAGCGCCGGGTTTGTCACGAGGATTTCACTTTCGACCGCCCAGCGCATCATGTGCTTGAGCGTGCCGTATTTTTTCTTGGCAGTCTCGTGCTTGTTGATCGCCCAGAGCTGCGGAATCAGGCTGTTTTTGACCCATCCGATTGACATATCTGCGAGGCGCGTCTCAGCTACCTGCTTGTTGACGTGAGTGAGGCCAGCGATCACACGCAGCGCCTGGCGCTTGTACTTGACCTGAGTTTCGGCAAGCTCACCACGCAGGGCGCGCTGGTACTCGTGCGTGAGATACATCTCAACGGCATCAGCAAAGACTGGCGTTTTCGCTACGTTGGTATATGCGCCGAGCTGGTCATGCTCCGCTTGCACCTTGCGCAAATGTGCCTGCGCTTTGCGCTTGCCTGCTGGCGTCTTCGGAAACTTTTTCTCGCCGCCGCCGAGCGAACGAGCGTCGGCGACATGATGAGTGTTCGTGGTGCGGATCTTCATCGCGCAGCCCCCCGCTCGTCGTCTTTGACTAGCATGTAGGTCTGCTGGGGCGCTGCGTTGCGCTCAGCGGCGAGCATGCGCGCTGCGGCATCGCGGTCGCTAAAAGCCCACCGAACAGAAGCGACGTCGTCGTTGTCGGCGATGACTACGAGGTAGCGTGTGTTGTTCATCATCTCTCTCCTGTTGGTGCCGGGGCCGAAGCCCCGGTGGGTTATTCGTGCAAACCGTAAGATGCGACTTGCACCGCCCCGATGACATTGGGGGCAAGGTCGTTGATACTGTATTCGCTGTAGTCCGGCACTGGCACATACCAAACCGTGAAGCCGAAATTTTCTGTACGCATGTGCTTGATCAGCGCCTCGATGTCGCGCCCGGTAAGCCATTCGGCAATTGACGCAACAAAGAAATGTCCTTGCTGAAATTCTTGGGCTGCGTCGATCTTGTGTGTGTTTCGTTTAGTCATTTGTTATCTCCTGTGGCTAGGGATGCCGGGGCCGAAGCCCGTACAATTCTTAACTGTCTATTGACTTGGAAACCGTGCCGTTTGTACCAGCGGCGTAACTCGACAGTCGTTAAACCTTCATCGCCCTTTCGCTCAATGTGTCCGACTAACTCGACGTTATGCTTGTCGGCAAGATCGGTCAGCCATCTCAGGGCTTTAGTGCCATGCCCTTTGCCCCGCTCTAGTGTGGTGATGTAGCCAAACAGGATTTTCCCATCGAACGGCTTGATTTCGAAACAGGCGTAATTATCAAGGACGGACAGATACCCAGCAAAAGGGTGAGCGTCGGTCATTGCGTGGAAGTCTTGCATGAAAGACTCAGTGTCAGGATCAGCTTTTGATTTGAGGCTAATTGTTACCATCAGGCTTGCTCCTTGTTGCCGGGGCCGAAGCCCCGGCGGGTTGGTTTCTCGTCCTGTCCAATACATATAGTAATTCCATTTTACTATATCAACAACAAAATGACATTCGGCCTATTTTGCGACTGACAGGTTTTGGGAGAGAAAACGCGGCGATTTTGCGACGGGGCCAAAAAAAATGACCTAGCATTTCTGCTAAGTCATTGAAATCATTGGCGCGCCCGGCAGGATTTGAACCTGCGACATTCGGCTTAGAAGTGCATTTCTGTCGAAAACACAACGCCAATAAAATCAGCGACTTAGTCGCTTGCACCGCAGAAATCTGCCGATCTCCGCCAGTGCAAAAAGGCTAATCGATGCGCATCGATTTGCAAACAATTATTTTTTTAATGCGTCGATTTTGCGACGGTCGCATTAAAATGCGAATGTCACGGCGCTCAGACTTTCGTGTTCGATGTCTGCTTCGTGCAGCCGCGCGATCTGCAGCTTGAAGGTTATCTGTTCGCACACACGAGCTACCGGCACAAAGACTGACCGCCGAAGATCCAGCGCGGTGAACGCTACCACATCGCAGTCGGCAATGGTCAATGGGCGCTTCTGCTTTCCGACTGAGCAGCTCCATTGATACTGACTCGGCAGGAATGGCTTCTTCGTTGCTTTCACTTGCACGCGCATGGTCGCACTATCGCGCACGGCGATGATGTCAAAGCCGTCGGCGTTGATGATTGACGGCGACCAGCCTTCCAGAATAAGTGCGGCTGCGGCGATATGCTCACCGGCAGCACCCAGTCGGGTGTGGTTTACGACCGCAGACGCTCAGCGTATCGATCAGCGCGCGCTGGCACCTGGCGAGCGTAACGAGAGTCCAGCAGCTCCTCGGCAGCGCGGTCGTTGTCGCCAGCCCATAGCGCGGCGAGCATGTTCGTGAATTTGCGTAGGGTCGGCAGTCCTAGCTGAAAACAAAGCTCAATCAGCACCGCTGTGCGCGGCTGGTCTAGATCGCCAAACTGAGGAAAGGCGGAATCAAGCTCTGCAATCGTGCGCATGACGTCAGCGCGGAGCATGAACTCGCCTTCGTCGCGCGTTATGCCGATGCCAGTGTGAGGGTCTACATTGCGACCATAGCCGATTGTCCAATGCCCCTCGCTGCATTGATATACTGTTGCTGACCAACCCTCTTCCTCGCGCAAGCTCACCATCACCTGATCGATCGGGTAGAGGCGGTTCACTTGCTGACTCCGCGATACTTCTCAAAGGTGCGAAGTCCGCCCAGCCCTAGCATCCCCATTAGGACAGGCATCATCTGCGACATATCAAGCGCAGGCAGCTCAACGAGGTTGCCGGTCTGCGCTAGTATAAAGTGTAGTATTGGCGTGGCTACGTATGTCCAGCAGAGTGCAACGCCGCATGACCATCCGATGAACGGACGCCAGCCGGAAACAAAAATTGAGCGGTGGGCAGCTTCCGTCTTATTGATTTCAAGCTGTGCCAGGTCAATCTTCGCAAGATGCTCAGTGAGCTGCGC